ATACAAATATAAAGTTGATAAAAAGTATCATCGTTATTTTGTTGATCTACTTATTAAAATGGAATCGGGTGATGTTATATTAGTTGAAATCAAACCAAAGAAAGAAACGACTCCTCCAAAGAAACCATCACGTCAAACAAAAAGATATATCAATGAGGTAACTACTTATATTAAAAATACTGATAAATGGAATGCTGCCCAAGAATTTGCAGAAAGTCGGGGGTGGAGATTTGAGGTATGGACAGAAGATACTCTTAAAAGTTTAGGTATTAAAATATTAAGTGGTCCTGCGAAAGGCAAGAAGAAGTAGTATAAATAAAGGTATGGCAAGTTTATTTGATACATTACAAGCGCAAGCATTTCGGTCCGGAATTAAAGCAAGAACAGATCAGTCGAAAAACTGGTTTCGTAAAAAAGTTGCTGAACTCGGTGAAGTTAATCCACGCAAGATTTTAAAGGACGATGCGCTTGAACCGACGTCGAAAGAGCTTGCAGGATCAATGTATATGTATTTTTATGATCCAAAGCATAAAGCTACATTACCATATTATGATCGGTTCCCACTAGTAATTATGGTTGAACCAGCACCAGGCGGATTTTATGGATTAAATTTACATTACTTAGCACCAGGTGTAAGAGCAAGATTTTTAGATGAGTTAATGAAGACTGCACCAAATAAAATGAATAATTCAAGTCGATTAATGAAAATGCGATATGATTTATTGAAAGGTGTAAAAAAATTTAGAGAATTTGAACCTTGTTTTAAACATTATCTTACAAATAATATACAAGGGCGAATGGTAAGAGTACCCATGACTGAATGGGAAATAGCTATTTTCTTGCCAACAGAACAATTTAAGAAAGTTAAAAATGAAACTGTTTGGAGATATTCTCGCAAACAATATACGGGTAAATAAATATGTCAGGTAATACTATTGATTCATTTAAAGCGACTATTGGCAAAAAGCAAGGATTTGCAAAAGCTAATCGTTTTCTCGTACTGTTTACACCCCCAACACAAGCCTTACTTAATTTAAATCCACTTGATCTTGTTGGTAGATATGCAAGAAGCGATGGTGATGTAGATCTTAAAAATCTTTTAAATAATCCAAGAGACATTGCGTTTTTAGTTGAATCAACTCAAATGCCTGGCCGTAATATAAATACATTAGATTATCAGGCTGAAAAAGAAACGATTAAAATACCTAACGGTTTTATCGACGATGATGTAACAATGACTTTTTTACTAACAGGTGACTACTATATAAAGGATATGATAGAAACTTGGATGTCATCTGTTGTCGATACAGAAAGATATCAGGTAGGATATAAGAAGAATTATCAAGCTGATATCGTAATACAACAGCTTAACGATTTTGATAAAAATGTGTATGGTATAAGATTGCAAAATGCTTACCCAATTAACATTAGTGCTATTACTTTAGATCAAACCGGAGAAAATACGATACAAAGAATTACTATCACGTTTGCTTATGATAGATATGTACCAGAGAATTTTGTACAATCTAAAATATCACAAGCTATATCGATGATTCCAAGTGAACTTGGATTGGGAATTGATTTGCCGAAACTAGGGTTTTCGAATGTTGCGAAAAAAGTTAGATCGTTTTTTGGCTAAATTATTATTTTAATATTATAGGAGAATATTATGGCTTTACCAGTATTGAATGCTGCGAAATATAAAACAGTTATACCATCACTAGGAAAGGAAGTTGAATACAGACCTTACTTAGTAAAAGAAGAAAAGATTCTAATGATAGCGCTAGAATCAAACAATCAAAATCAAATTTTAACTGCTATGAAAGATGTTATTGGCAGCTGTGTATACGATGATATTGATACTAATCGACTTACAATGTTTGATTTAGAATCAATATTTTTAAGATTAAGAGCTGCATCAGTTGGTGAGACAACAGAAGTAAAATCTAAATGTGTACACTGTGAAACTGAAAATAAAACAATAATTAAATTTGACGATATTGAAGCACCTGTTGTTAAAAGTAAAAGTACAACAATAGAATTAACAAAGGATGTCGGTATAGTACTATCATACCCCAAAGTAGGGGATATGGAAAAGCATCAAGATAAAGATCTGAGTGGTGTTGATAGCTTAATGGAAATATTAATTGATTGTATAGATTCTATTTACGATGCTGAAAATGTTTATCCAGCAAAAGATTCGAAAAAAGAAGAACTTAAAGATTTTATTGAATCTTTAAATTCTGATCAATTTGCTAAGCTTACATCGTTTTTTAATGATGTACCAGCACTTAAATATGATCTAAATTTTAAGTGCACTAAATGTGGAAAAGATAATAGTATTGAATTATTAGGTCTTAGTAATTTTTTTGGTTAAGCCTCTCTCACGATAGCTTATATAACCATTATAAGACAAACTTCGCGATGATGCAGCACCATGGGTATAGCTTAACCGAGCTTGATAACATGATGCCATGGGAGCGAGAAATATATGTCGCATTATTGGAAGAATATATTAAAGAAGAAAATGAACGTATTAAACAACAAAATATGAGGAGAGGATAAGTGACAGAAGAAGTAAAAGAAGCTTTTCACCCAGCAGATACAAACGGAGACGGCAAAGTGTCAAAGGAAGAAGAGACGTTATACTTAGAGTTTAGACGTAAAGAACTAGAAGATGCAGATGCAATGCGAGATGCACAACGCAATATGACATGGTTTGCATTAGGTGGATTATTGTTATATCCATTTGCAGTTGTTCTTGCATCATTGGCTGGTTTAGATCAAGCACAAAAAACATTAGGGGATATGGCACCAACATACTTCGTAGCTGTTGCTGGTATTGTTGCTGCTTTCTTTGGTACACAAAACTTTGGGAAGAAAAAATAAAATGGATCCAGTAAACGCATGGGAAAGCCTATCATACTTTGACGGTATTTTATTTACTGTCTGGTTAGGTATTTTATATTATGGTAAAAATTTAATCGACGATTGGTTCGGAAAATAATTACTAGGTAAAGAGTTATGGCTATAGATAAGTCAAAAATGTCAGATAAACAAATAGAGGCTGGATTTGCCGGCGGCAATGCAAAAAGTATACAGCAAATTGCTAATATGCTGAAAAAGCAAAATGAAGACGCTGAAAAAGCAAAAACTGGAGCTGAAAGACTTGGTAAACTAGACGAGTTAATTAAATCTAGTAAGTTAACTGACTTTGCTCAAAGAGATGTATTAAATAATTTAAAAGATGAATTTATTGCTTCTCAAGAAAGATTACAAAAAGCCATAGAAGATGGTGATGAAAAACTAATTGCTTTAGAAGAAAAAAATCAAGAAAAAATTGGAAGTGCTTCGAGTGATTTAGAAAAATCTAGAGAAGCTGAAAAAGCAACTAAGAAGCAAAGTAACCTACTTGAATCAATTAAAAATGGTATTAGTGGTCTAGGTGCAAAAGCTAAAGACAATATAGGTGTTCTTGGTGCATTAGGTGGAGCAGCGCTTGCAGTTTTTGATCCTGTTAAATTAGAAAAAGCTCTCGATAGTGTTACTGATACAATTTCCGCTACAATAAAGATATTAGAACAAATAATCACCGGAGATTTTACAGGTGCATTAGATACGTTTAAAGAAAGCTGGAAAGGAGTAAGTACAGCCATAGGTGGTCTTGCATTATATAAATTCGGACTTCCAATTAAAACTATCAAAAAAAGCATGGATAAGTTTAAAGGATCATGGGGTAAGATAAGTAAGTTACTTAAGTTTGGTAGAGCTGCAGGTCCTATCGGTTTAGCTATAACCGCTTTATTAACATTTATAGAAGCTACTACTGAAACATTTAAAGAAATTAAAAAGAAATTTGAATTAAAAGGTGATGCTTATACTAAAACAGAAATGTTTAGAGATATTGCTGTTGAACTGCCGACACAAATTGCAGGATTGCTTACAAATTTTCTTAAAGATATTTTTACATGGACCGGTAAACAACTAGGGTTTGAAACCGAGAAATTAGAAGAATACGATACTAGGACTGACATTCGAAAATTTTTCAGCTTAATTATAGATCAACATATACAAATGTTGACAGACGTTAGCAATAGTACGAAAAGCGCCTTTGATACTTTCCGAGCTGAGCTTAAGAAAACTGCGCCAAGACTAAAAGCATTAAAAGAAAATATTCAAAGTATATACAATACGGTACTTAACGAAACTATTTTAGCTGTTACAACCGTAAAAGAAACAATTCAAGAATACTGGGAGGCTGCCAAAACATTTGGTAGTGATACAATACAAGCTGTAAAAGATAAAATGGATGCAGCTTGGTCGGCAATTATGAATGGTATTCAGCTTGCAATTGATTTTACTAATACACAAATTACAAATGCTTGGAGTAAGACAAAAGAAAAATATATTGCTATACAGGAAAAAGTCACTTCTATTTTTGATCTAATAAAAAATAAAATTATGGGCGCTTTAGATTATGTAAAAGACTTAATTACGAAAGCAGGTGATATTAAAGACCAAACAATTGATAAAATTAAAAATACAGCTACAAATGTTGTTACAGGAACCAAAAATATAATTGCATCTAATCCTTCTCTTTTAGCAGGACCTGTCGCTGGTCCCGGCCTTATGGTTCAAGAGGTAATTGATCGCGAAAAAAATAAAGTTACTACAAGCACAACAGGAGATAATTTAGAACAACTTAATCTTGATGGAAAAGCGATCTCAGGTGATTCGACAGGTGGTCCTTTAAAACCAGAACTTATTATCAATAATGTTGACAATAGTAGTAATACCTCAAATGCATTATTCCCTAACGGAAGTGCTCGCAAAACGTTTGGATTCGGCAATAATGGCTTAGACAATCAATCAGCCTTTCAATAAGATATAAAAAAGGGGAACATTGCGTTCCCCATAATACTAAGAACTAAATTCTACACCACGATACGTGTGTAAACTTTCCTTCCTTTCTTGCTTTGGCAAATTTTTGTAAATAACTCCTCTATAAGTTTTCTTTGATTCGCTTTTTACTCTTGTGTTTTTTACTTGTTGGCTTGCGCCACGATACATTAAAGTGTTCATATACTTCTCCTAGTCAGGATTGAAGTAGTCTTTTAACGCATGAACAAATGCGAGTCGCTGAAGTGGACTAACCTGATAAGGTAGACTATAACCGACTTTAGTGGGTGGTCTATATTAAGTGATACGCCCCATATCACTCTACCTATATTATATATACAAAAAAAGAGCCCCGAAGGGCTCTAAGGTTATTATTATTATTTTTTGTTATTATGATTCTTGAGCTAGCTTAGCAAAATAGCTGAGCGTATCATCTTCTTCGGCTTCAGCAGTATTACCTACTGGAGCAGATTCAGCAGCCATGACTGGTTCAGCAACTGCAGCAGCTACAGGAGCAGCCTCGGCAACATGATCAGCTTCTACACCCAATACTTTATTCATTTTAGCTTTTAGTTCTGCATAACTCTTATAGTTACTTGGATCTGTAAAGTCAGTCAAAGAATGTACCTTCGAATATACTTCTTCTAGCTTTTCTTCGTCTGCATTAAACAGAGCTGATTGAGAACCAAACTCAGATTTGTCGTAGTTTACCCAACCTTCTACTTTACGAATTTTTAGTTTGAAGTCAGCACCTTCCCAAAAATCGTAAGGGTTTACAGGATCTTCATCCTGGAACTGAGGTTGCATTACATCCATGATCTTGTCAAAGATTTTCTTACCAAACTTATAAAGGAATACTTTACCTTCATTCTCAGGATTGGCTGGATCTGAGATAACAAGAATATTTGAAACATAATGTAGACGACGCTTGCGTTCACGAGCCAGTGCTTTATCTTCATCTCGACCACTATTCCACAAAATGCTGTTTGCTTCTGAAACAGGATCATCTTGACCAATAGAAGTCAATGAGTTTTCGATATACCACATACCAGTTGGCCCTTGGAAACCATGATCCCAGTAACGGGCCCACGGTAGATCTTCACCTTCCTTAGGTGGAAGGAAACGAATTACTGCATAACCATTACCCGCTTTATCACGAGTTGGTTTCCAAAAACGATCATCACCGTAAGATTTAGTTTCTGCTTTTTGAGATACAGCTTCAGCTGCTTGAACGAGTTTGTCGATAGACGAGCCACGACTAGATTTTAGATTACTTAAAGACATATTTTTTCTCCGTTGTATATATTTGTATTGTCTGAATTATCCACTTTATACATAATATAGATTTATATTATAACACACTATCACTAATTTGTAAAGGACTTTGTTACAATCTTTATCATTTTATCTCGATCGATAGTAATGAATGGATTGTACTTATGTACTTTACGTGAGATATCAGGCCACATGATAGTCTCGGTTATTTGTTTATCTGCTTTATTCATAAAGCCAGTTAGCTTATGAAGTATGACCACAGTTTCTAAACAAATTTCTTCTTGTAAGAGTGCATCAATAACGATAGGATATTCATTATCTCTACACTCTAACATCTCATCAAATGAATTAACCATCGATGATAATTTATTTATATCATTTTTGAATTTATACGACAATGATTCATGAACTTTTACCATATCATTGTAGTTAGTTTCGCCATCAGGCCCTAGCATGTCACCTACGTACTTTACGTCTTTAATAAAATTAGATACGTAATACTTTGTTAGATCCTTGCCATAAGTCTTACCAAGCTTCGCAAAGAAATACTTATCTCTTCGTTTAAAAAAAGATTGCGCATTTACTCTGGTTTTATAATGGTATTTGACTGCATCATAATCTGTTTCGAAATGTAGCTTCAACGCATTATAAAGTTTGTAAGACTCAAATGGATCCATTCTACTTAAGGCAAGATTCATATAGTGCTTCCAAGTCTTCCATTTCTGCAGAGACCTGAGCAAGGGTTTGTTTATGATATACTCGAGCCAACTTATTTAGATACTTCTTTTCAATATCAACTTTATCAGATAGCTCATCAACTGCTTCTTTAATAAAAGCTTTTTCACCTTCGATACGTACCATAGAATTAGAGATCTCTGTCATAGCCTCTTTAATTGTTTGGCGATCTGCTGGTGATGATGGGATAATAATACTCATTTCATTTTCCTTTGTTATTTACGTTACATACTCTATTTCGAAGATCACTTGAACTAAACCTGTGATCGCGTTTATTAAAATACAAATCAATATCGCGCTTACGACATATATCCTTACCTGTAAAATCCTTATCTCGATACTCTTCACCTAGTATACGAATATTAATATCATATAATGTAAGTATATCTTCAAGGTCTTGCTCTGTAGCATAAGGAATAATCTCATCTACGTAACCGACTGCTTCAAGTTGAGTATAGCGTTCGATAATGGTTTGTACCGGTTGATTCTTTTCTTTTCTATCAAGACTTGGATCTACTTGTAATCCAACCAATAAGTAATCACACTGGTTTTTTGCTTCACGTAACATTTGCACATGACCAGCGTGTAACAAATCAAATGTACTACATGTAAATCCTACTTTCATAATGGTAATTTATTACCTGTTTCTGTTTTAATTAATCTTAATTCAGCTGCTTCTACTTCAAGCTTTTGTTTAATGGAGTCTGATAATAACCTCTTTACGTTTGCATAGTCCATCATTCTTTCTTCAGCTAAATGCGTAATAGCATCAATATAACTTAACCGTTTTGTAATGACGATTGATTCAACTGCTGCAGAGAATCTTTTCTTCGTCAGTATTTTATACTCCTCTAATTCACTCAACTCATAACCCTCAGTAATATACAATCCTTGTTGATTCGACCTGTTGGCACACTGATTTTTGTGGTAAGTCCTTTAAACACATTGTCAATCTGCTTTTTCGTTTTCTTTAAGATTTGTGGTAAGACATCATCGGGTTTACGAAGCGTTGTTGATCTACTTAATTGTGTATCGAAGTTTTTCAACGTTGAACCAGATACCATAAAGCCCGCACTATTATCTGTTACATACTCAATAAGTTTCTTATGTTTAACATTGTATACATAAAGAAACATTTTACCGGGTATTTGAAGTGGACTAATAGATGCCAGCTTATTTGTATTATCCTCTTTGAGATAATTAAGCTTGGCCACTTGTTTATCTGAAGACTTTGGTTTTACAGTACGTGTTTTACGTACAGCTTTATTTGCTAATTGTGTCTTTTCAATATCAGATAAAACAGTTTCGATTTGTTTAATTGCTTTCTTTAAATTAGGGCGTGACCAATGTGAATAACCTTCCACAGCTTGATCACACGTTTTATTGTATGCGTCGTTTAATTCTTCATACAATGGTTTTACTTGATCAGCAAACATTTTAACGCCTGGTCCTTTAATGCCATGTCGCTTAATCGCATTGAATGCATCGAACTTCTTACTAAAGTCTTGTTCATTCCAG